CGAGCCCCTGCGGGTGTCCTCCAGGTACTTGATGACGGCGGTGTTCCCGCCGGTCGACTCGGTCGTATGTACCGCGATGAATTGCTTGTGGTTGTCGCTCGCGTTCCAGAGCTTCGCGCCCATCTGCTCACGCGCCGGGTACAGGTCCGTTCCCAGGGGTGCCATCGGTCGTCCTCTCTCAGGTGTCTCCCCACGATATCGCACGGGGTTGTACAACGCACGGGTTACGTGCCATACTGAGGACACCACCGAGAGAGGATGACCGAGGCAAAGCACGTAATCCGTGCTAGCTTGCCCGTACCCCAACGAGAGGACCCGACCATGAAGACCGACCAGCAGGCGGTTCTGCGCCGCCTGCGGAATGCCGCCGCCCAGGTGGCCGTGCTCCAGCCCGGCTCGCCCCGCCACACTCCGGCGAAGTGGCGCGCCGCCAACCGCGAGCTCGCCCTGGCGCAGCTCGCCGCCGTCGAGGCAGGATTCCCCGCCCACCGGATCAGCGCCGAGATGGACGCGGGCAGGACCATCCTGTGATCTCCCAGCATCGGATCCTCGCCCGGAGCCGCCCCGGTCGCGAAGGGGGTTGTACAAAGCACGGGACCCGTGCTATACTGGTTACACCACCACCCGAGAGGATGATCACGATGACCACCAGCAACCCCTTCGCCGCCCGCCTGCGCCAGCTCGCCGATGAGGGCCAGGGCGGGTACCTGCCCCGCTCCAGCCGCGTCTACACGACCGCCTGGGGCCGCAAGGTCTCCGCCGCCCCGGCATTCCCGGTCGCGGAGCCGACCGCCACCCCGAAGCAGGTCGACCTCATCCGCCGCCTGCTGGACGAGAAGGACCTGACCGCCGAGACCCGCCCCGCGTGGCGTGACCGCGTCCTGGCGCTCGCCGCCGACCGAGCGCAGCTGGAGACCCTGACCCGCACGAAGGCCAGCGCGCTCATCGACCACCTGTTCGCGCAGCCCGCCGCCGTCGCTCCGAAGAAGGCGGCGGACGCGGTCCCGGCGGGCCGGTACGCGGTCCGCGTGGACGACGTCCTGGTCTTCTTCAAGGTCGATGTTCCGGCGGAGGGCCGGTGGGCCGGGTACACCTTCGTGGAACGCCAGCTCTCGGACGACTTCGTTCGCATCCCGCGCGCTCTCCAGGCCCAGCTCCTGAGCCAGCTCCGCGAGGACGGCTTCGAGGCGGCGAGCAAGCTCTACGGTCGCGAGCTCGGCGTGTGCGGCGTCTGCGGGCGGACGCTGACCAACGAGGACTCGCGCGCGGCGGGCATCGGCCCCAAGTGCGCGGCAGGGGCGGGGTGGTGATCTCGACCACTTCTGACAACCCAATCACACCCCGGGGGAAGGACCCCCGGGGTTCTGGCCGTATCCGGCCGTCACAGAAAGGAGAAGAAGATGAAGTTCCTGTCCCGCAAGGAAGTCGCCGAGCGCCTGGGCGTCAAGACCGACAGCATCAACGGGTATGACCTGCCCGAACCGGACGCCACCATCGGCACCCATCGTGGCTGGCTACCCGAGACCATCGACCGCTGGCGGGCGATGCGCCCGGGTCGGGGCAACTGGGGTCCCAAGGCGCGCGGGTGAGCGCAGGCGGCGGACGGGTGCGCCGCCTTCCCACACGTCAGCTCAGACCCAGGGCCGCGAAGGCGTCGAAGTCGGTGTCCGTGTCGGAGGTCTCGATGGCCTTCCGGACCTCGCGGTCATCGGGGCGGTACAGATCGAAGTAGAACCGCTGGAGGGCGTCGCCGCCTTCGTTGGCCTTGGCCTCCACGATCAGCTGTTCCACGACGTCGAGGATGGCGTGGAGCGTCGGCAGCGCGCCGGGGTCGCTCAGACCTCCCAGAGCGAGCTTGGCCCGCACGGTCCGCCAGTTATGCGCGGCGGAGACACCCAGCGCGATGACTGCCAGAAAGGGCGCGCCGTCCCCACCGTGACCGCCGCGCGGTACAGCTCCTGGTAGTCGTCCTCATCGAACGGATCGTCCGGGTCCGCCATCCGGTCGAGCAGCGTCGCCATGTCCTCCGGGTGCATCTGGCGGACCAGGAAAGCACTCATGCTCCGGATGCGCTCGCCCCCGGAGGCGTTCTGCGCCTCCACCAGCGGGCCGAGCGAGTGGGCATCCGGCACCCGTACACGCCACGTAGCGCCCCCGGCGACCACCGTTGCCCACCCGCCCTGTGCGGCGAGCAGATCACCGTGCAGATCACCGATACCGGCGGGCGGCTGGAAGGGCGAGACGAAAGCCGGTCCGGCCGGGCTCGTGCCGCCTCCGCCGACGCCGGGGTGAGAGGCCGCGCGCCGGGCCGCGCTCGCGCCGCCCTTCGCGCGTGGTACGGGGACCTTCCGGGATGCCATGACGCCAGGGTAGCGTGCGACTACAGCGCCGGGTACGCGAAGACGTCGAGACGCGAGGCACCCGTGCTGATGCTCAGTTCGGCTTCCGTCGCGCCCGTCGCGATCGGCAGCGTCTCCCAGAAGTGCGCCGCCCAGCGGAGCCGCACGCGGAGCTTGATCGACTCGCCCGGCTCCAGAACATCCGTCGACCCCACCAGCAGCGTCCGCTCGCCCTGACGGAGCTGGTGGTTGGTGAAGATGGTCCGGTTCGGACCCGTGACGGTTCCCAGGTCCGCGCCGCCGCCGAACCGGCCGAGCAGGGTCGACGCCGTCGGATCGCTCGGAGAGGCACCCGACGCCTGCCCGAAGTACGTCTCCAGGTAGACGACGTTCCGGACGTTGTTCGTCATGATCGCCCCGCCGCGCGTGAGAAGGACGTACGCGTGGACGTCGATGGGCGTGTCATTGGTCCAGTCGACCTGGAAGTTGACCAGGTCCTCTGACTGGTCGCCGCCGCTGATGTTGTACGTCTTCTGGATGCCGTTGGCAGAGGTCGTCGCGACGTGCCGCCATTGCATGTACCACTGCGGCGTCAGGTCTCCGTCGTCGGTGACCTCGAAGTGCTCTTCGTCCACGCAGGGGAACGTCATCAGATCACTCCATTCGTCCACGGCGACGTCCACAGGCGCAGGCGCGTCCAGCGCGCCTGCGCGATCATGAGCGGCTGGACCGGAGTTCGCCAGCCGCCGGGCGTCGAGAACAGGCAGCGGTACCGGAAGTGCAGCGTGTGCCCCGGGTCGACCGCGCCGAGGTCCTGGTAGCTGACCGAGTCGGGCCAGTCCTTGAAGATGCGCGAATAGATGAGCGGGCGCGAAGACGGCCGGGTCTGGAATCGTACGCCGACGCCGTTGTTCGTGCCGTACGGGACCGGCGCGGAGGGGCTGAGACCCGTGTCCCAGGTCCACGCGTCGTCCAGCACGAGCGTGTTCGGGGACGACGTCGTGATGGACCGCGAGGCACGGTGGATGGAGATGCACGCATGGACCGGGTCGGCGTAGGAATTGGTCCACAGAATCTCGGACTCGATGAATGGCACCTGATCCGGCGCGCGGACCACGTCGCCATCCTTGCCCGACGTCGCCATGCGCTCGGCGGCGAGCTGCGGCAGCCACGCCTGCGAGAATCCGGTATTCCGCGAGTCGGAAATGAGGAATTCCGCCGTGCAGATTTTGAGACTCATCCGACCATGTCTCCGTCCTGTGTCGGAAAAGCGATCATCTGGATTCGGACATTCGTCGCATAGGCGCTGTGTTCGGGCGAGTTGTTGTTCGCGTTGTTGGACCACGGCGGCGGCGTCCAGACATAGCACCGGTAGTGGAGACGCAATTCCTCTCCGGGGCCGACCGGACCCAGCCAGTCCTCGCACAGCGACGGGTCCGACCATTCCCAGTACCGGCCGAGAAAGGGCGTGCCGTTGAACTGCGCGCCGACGTCGATGCCTGTCCCCTCGGCGGCGGTGTACACCGACGCGGTATCCGGGATGCGCGGGTCTTCGTCCACCGCCCAGGTGTAGCGGTCGCGGAACTGCACGGCGTTCGGGTTGCTCACCTGCCAGTTGCGCGGGCCGCGCTGGAGTCGGAGCAGGACGTTCGCCGGTAGCGGACTCGGATTGGTCCAGGTGATCACGCCCGTGTCGATCAGGAGACGGCCGGGCAGCGTGGTGAGCGCGGAGGTGATCGAGCCGTCCGCCGTCGAGGCATAGACGTCATCGTGGACGTGGCGCGGAATCGACCACGGCTGGATACCGAGCGTGCCGGCGGTGATCGAGAAGTTCTGGGAGACGCACACTTCCGCCATCAGTCCACCGCCAGCTTCGTGATGACCAGCGAGGTGTAGACGCTGGTGTCGGCTCCGGATGCGCCGAAGTCGAAGGTGCCCGACCCGGCGACGTACGCACCGCAGCTCACGATCGTTCCGGCGGTGAGCGGGAATTCCTCCGAGATGTACATGGACTCCCACCAAGGCTCATCCGTGTGCGGGTTGAATTCCTGCGCCATTTTCACGACGCCGTCGAAGAAAACGGTCGCCTTACTTGTCACGCTCGACTGATTGAGGAATGCGAGGTGGTAGGTGATCCGGTAGACACCCGTTTCTGGAATACCGATATCCGTAGCGGTCGGGACGAATCCCCATTCGTCGGTCTGGTAGGCGACCGTATCCCACAGAACGAGCGCGGTCGTGCCGCGCGGCTCCTGCTGGTTGGCCTGTCGCTCCAGCTTGATCAGCGGCTGCCCGCTCGACGCGATCGCGTCCGCATCCTCGCTCGGCGCGGGCTGATTCGCGAGGACGACGGAGCCTCCGTCGATATGAGAGGCGATCAGCGCGCCGGTCTCGGGGTGCGTCGACAGGACCCACTTGCCGACGCGGACCGACGAATCCGGCGTGTCCAGCTGCTTCTCGACGTTGCGCGCCCATTCGGCGTTGTTCTTGGGAGGCTTGACCGGTACCTGGTTGCTCACGGTCGTCCTCCTTCCACCAGTTCGATCGCGCCGCTGTCCGGCTCCAACGCTACGAGAGTGACCTGCACGTCGAACGCTTCCGCGCTGCCCGACACCTCCACCTTATCCAGGCGCATGAGCTGTGAGACGCGCTCGGTGTGGACCGCCCAGACCTTGCCCGGCACCAGGTCATCGAGCGTCACCGGGGCCTGCGGGTGGAGGCTCGCGTTGGCGGGGACCACCAGCTCATCGCGGAGGCGCGCGAGGTCTCGCGCCCGCCGCTGCGCCGCCCGCTGGATGTTCGCCGCCCCGCGCAAGTCGTTGAGCGAGACCAGCGTTTGCAACCGGAGCCCGGCCAGGTCCGCGATCGCGGTCTGCGCCCAGTTCTGTCCCTGGAGGCGGACGTCGTTGTAAGTCCCGGTCCCGTCGCGGACGCGCTCCAGCTCCGTGGTGAAGTCGCACTCGTACAGCTCCGCGACCGGTTGCCGGTCGAACTGTCCCAGCACCGGTCGTCCGGCGACGACCGTCCAGTGCAGGCCGACGCCCACCAGCTCATCGAAGAGCTGGTTCAGCATCTTCGTATCGGAGACGGCGGTGATGGTGAACGTCTCGTCCACCACGCCGGGGAGAACGATCGGAGTCACCCGGATGCCGTGGTGGTCGTTCATCGCGCGCCACAGGATCGAGGCGATGCGCGCGGGCGACGTGTCGGTGAACGTGCGGCTCACGGGTACACGGGTTCGCCACTGGTACGTCGCCGGGTCGAAGGCGCGAATCGTGGTGAGGGTCCGGGCGATCCGGATGTGTTGGATGGGACCGGTCCAGACGGGGGTGTCGTCGTGCCACACGGTGATCCAGTGGACCCACTGGCGCAGTCCTTCGACCAGTTCGACGTCGGCCTGGGTCATGACGCCGAGTGTGCAGCCGGACACCTCGCGCGCTTCACGGCTCCAGTTGTACGTCGAGATGGTGCCGCAGGGGAAATCTCCGACAATCCGGCCGTCCACCGTGTGGACGGAGACCGCGACGTCCGCGAACGAGAAGATGGAGGGCGGCGTCAGGGTCTTCGGCGTCAGCGTCATCCCGGCCGCGATGTCCCAGCCGATGTCCCGCTCGGCGGCGACGTCGTAGTGCTCGCCCTGGTACAGATTCGCCGACACCGCCCAGCCGATCGACCGGCTGGCCTCCGCCTCCGCGCCGAGCGAGGCAGCGGCGGTGATGCCCCAGTTGACGGTGACCGGCGCGGCGGCGGCGGTCGCGTCGAGCGCGGCGACGGCGGACCGCAGCCAGGTGATCGCTGTCGGAGTCGCCTCGACGTCGTACGCCGTGCTGGTCTGGGTGAACTGGATGTAGACCGTGTTGCCGCCGCTTATCGTGTCGAACGTTGACGACGACGCGAACGCCTGGAGTTCCAGGGTGTCGCCGGGTGCGACCGAGACCCCCGGCGTGGTGCTCGTGACGCCGGACGACACCGTGGCGATCACGGTCGACCCGTTGAGCACGGCCCGGAACTGCTGCGTACCGCTGGTCAGCGTGAACGTGCCCCGGAACTCCACCGTGCCCGTCGCCATCGCGTCCATCACGAGGGCGTCATTCGTGATGACGGTGGCGGGGAACCCCGACCGCGTCGTCCAGCCCGTGACCTTGTGCCACGTGCTGTTCGGCGCGGGCAGGTTGAGCTGCCCGGACTTATCCATGCCCATCGAGGACACCGGGCACCCTCCTTCTACCTGCGACTATTCCGTTTCACCCAAGCTCGCGCTACGCCGCGAGCGGGGTGTGACTGACCTGGAGCGTGGTCAGCGTCAGGGTGTCTCCGGAGACGACCGAGCGCGGCGCGGACAGCGCGGCGGAGAACAGGAAGTTACCGGCGCTCGAATCGTCGTGGACGGAGATGTGGCTGATGGTCTCGGTCGCGGTCATAGTCCACGAGCCGGACATCGAGGTCAGCGAGATGGACCCGCCCGACGCCGCCGTCATCGTCGCCTGCATCCGCGCGGTCACAGCGGAGGCATTGGCGGTGCCCGATGCGCCGGGGTCTCCGGTGTGGAGCTTGACGTGGAGCCCGGCGATCGCGCTCGGAGTCGTCCCGCGCAGCCAGTCGAGGACGGGGTTCGCCACATTGGTCACGCTGATGCCGACGGTCACGGCTGCGCCTCCTGCTCGCTCAGGTACCGCTCGACGTCTTCGGCGGTTACTTCTCGGATTCCGATGCTGTAGGCCTGCGCCACGGCCTGCCGCAGCGGGCCGGGCGTCACGTCGGCGGAGGCGGAGACCTCCATGCCGGTCAGGATGTTCGTCATGCGTCCCTGTCCTTGAGTTCGATGGTCACGGTGTAATCGACGCCGGGCGCGGACTCGGCGACCAGCTCCCAGCACAGCATGGCGTCCAGTGTCGTCGGTCGCCACGGTGCGCCGTTCGGCGTACTCACGATGCCTACCTGCCGGTGGGCGACGTTGTCCACCGCGACGTACGGACGGCCGGTGACCGAATCAGCGACCACCGTGTGATCCGTCGGCAGGCCGGAGACCTGGAGCTGTCCGGTGCGCTCGCACGGGTCGGTCGACCCGCACGGCTGCCAGTACATGATGACGGTGAGCGGGTCGGCCCCGTTGTTCGTCACGCGGACGGTGACCACGGTGTCGTCGCAGTTTCCGAGCTGCGTCGGCAGTTCCCACGTCCGCTTTTCGATCGAACAGATGGGCAGGCAGCCGCCGCACGTCGGGATGACGGCGGGGGTGAGCGGGACGTCCGGCGGCAGGCAGTCGGCGTTGTAGATCGTGGGCAGCCCGCAGCTGGACGTATCGGAACAGTCCGGCGCGTGCGCCCAGGTGATGTCTTCCTCGGTCTCCGAGTCCCACGTCACCGGCAGCAGGGTCGACGCGCCGTAGGCGTAGGGGTTCGTCGCGACCATCTCCCATTCGACGCGGTAGATGGTTGCCTGCCGGTTCGGCCGTCCCTTGCTCCGCCCGGAGGTCTCTACGACTGTCGGCGGCTGCGTCAGCACCACACCGAAGTACGCCCGGCGGAGGTTCGCCGCCGTCTCGCCCGTGTCCTCCGGATGCGCCTTGAAAAACTCCAGGTCGACGCCGCCGCGCGCGTTCGCCTGCCGGAGCACGCAGCTCAGCCAGTCCAGCCCGTATTCGGCCCCGGCGTTCGTGCAGGCGACCACGAGTGCGGAGAACGTCAGGGTCCGGGCGGTGTCGCGCGCGAGCGACGGGACACCGCCCACGCAGATGGCGTCGGAGACCTCGCGCTGTACGGGAATGGGCCCGAACCCGTCGACCTCCATCACCCACACGCCCGCGAACTCCGCCGACGCCGGGCGCGCGGCGTTGTACCAGGGCGCGTTCTCCAGCACGTACGGCGCGTCGCCGACTTCGGCGCGCAGCCCGGTCCAGCTGTCGTCGTAGGGCACGACGACTTCACATGCGCACTCGAGTGCCGTCGCCACGTCGTCGTCGTGTTCGGGGACTTGCGGCCGGATATGCGACAGCAGGCGCGAGGTGTTCGACACCTCCTGTCCATTCAGGAGAAACCAGCCCCGGAATGCCATTGCCTCTCCTCCTACGTCACGGGCGGCTGTAAGGGCCGAGTCGGATTGTCAGGGTCGCCCGTCCACCCATCACGGTGACGTTTGCGATTCTGCCGCTGCCAAGTATTCAGACAGGTACGGCAGCGACGGAGCCTCTTACCACGCCACTCGTACCAGTGCGTGTTCTCTTCGTCGTACGGGTGTCCCTGTTTGCAGTGCGTTTTACGCGATTGCTGATGCGTTCCGTGACGCACTTGATCCAGGCCGTTCTGACGCGGAGTGCCCCACTCGATCATGCGCAGGCGATTGTCCGAGGGGTCACCCTCGAGGTGCCTGCATTCCTGACCCTCCGGGCGCGGCCCGACGAATGCCTCCAGCACGAGATGATGCACAAGCCGGGTACGTACCTGACCGCACTTACTCAGCCCCACACGCAGGTATCCCCGCTTGTCCCTGATCGGCTTCAACACCTTGCCGCGCGTGTGCGGACGCGGCAGAGAGCGCACATCTCCCGCGTCCGACACCTCGTACAAGCCTTCGTAGCCGACCACTGATCTCCATTCCATAAATTGTCAGTTTATCAAGCATTAAGGAGAGCAAGTAAATTGTCGGCCGACTTCTGTGCCGGGTCCCGGCCGTTGATGGTCATGGAGCCGATCTGCACGGTTCGGTTGCCGACCGTACCGCGATCGAGGACTTCGACCAGCCGCTCGAAGCTGACCGTCTGCCGGGGCGAGAGGACCCGTTCGGGCTTGATCGTGTTCTTCGGCATGTAGCCCAGACCCTCCGCGCGACCGCCCTCATCGAAGGCGTCCAGCGCCGCGCCCGCGCCGACCGCGAGCAGCGAGGTGAAGACGGAGGCGAGACCGGACAGCGCCGCACCGACCGCCGCACCGACAGCCGCGCCGATCGCGGTGCCGATGAGCGGGATGGCGGAGCCGATGGCGGCACCGATGGCCGTGGTGGCCAGCGTGATCATCGCGCCGAGTACGGCGGTGATGATCGGGATGAGCACAGAGGTGATCAGGTACTTGATCACGGCCTTGATGAGCGCCTTCTGGATGCGCTCGGACTCGGACTGTGCCAGCTCCATCGAACTGGCGGTGCGCTGCACCAGCGCCGCCGTGTCGCTGATGAGTTCGCCGTTCGCGTCGAACCCGCTGTAGGCGTCGCCCCGGAACGACTGGATTTCCTCGTACGTGTTCTCCAGCAGGTCCAGAATCTCGATCTCGACGCCGGTCAGGCGGACGATCAGGTCCACCAGGTACCCGCCGCTGATGTCGTCGGCTCCGAGACGGCCACGCGACTGACCGACGCGGGACGGCGTCTGCGCGAGCGCGGCGTTGATGACGTCGTTCGCCACCTTCTCGAACGCCGCCTTCGCCGCGTTGGCGACGGAGACCACGGCATCCGACGCGGCGCTGGCGAAGTCGAAAGCCGACCCCGGCTGACCGAACGCCGGGGTCGCCGCCGACGCACCGCCGTACGTCGTCGTGTCCGCGTAGCCGTCGGTGTCCAGTTCGTTGACAGCCTTGGTCGTCCCGTTGACCGCCGTGACGACGTCCTTCGAGAGACCGTCGATGACACCGACGAGGAAGTCGGTGCCCGCGCCGACGGCTGCCGCCATGATCGGTCCGAGCACGTCGCCGCCGAGTCGCGCGGCGATACCCATGAGCATTTCCTGCTGCTGGCGGGCGACGTTCTCCTGGACGGCGGCGGTCGAGGACTGCGTGCGCTCCAGCTCTTCGACCTGCTGCACGACGGCGTCCCGCTCGGCCGCGCCGACCGTCGTTCGGAGGGCGTCCACCGACGCCTCCGAGATGTCCACGACGACGCGGGACGCTGCCGCCCCGGCCGCGCCGAGACCGGCGGATGCGATCTTCTGGAGCGACATCACCAGCGTCTCGAAGAGCGCTGTCTGTTCGGGGCTCAACACCCGTTCGGGCGCGATGACGTTCTTGGGCAGGAAACCGGTGCCCACGGCGACGCCGCCGCTGTCGAACGGGTTGACGAAGTCGAGGACCCGGCTGCCCAAGTCCTGCGCCTTCTGCCACGCGCCGCCGAGCAGGTCGCCGAGCGACCCGATGGCGTTGGTGCTCGCGCTGACCACGCCGCGCTCGAGCAGGTCCAGCCCGCCGAGCGGGATGCCGCGCACGCCGGGCGGCGGCTCGCCGATCGTGGTCCGGATCAGATCACGCAGCGGGTCGGTCGCCGCCTTGACCATCCGTTCGATGGTGCGCGCGAGGAACGACGACTGTTCGCCGGTCGACGGCCCGTTGCTGATGCCGCCCGGCGCAGGCTGGAAGAACCCGTTTGCCCCGATCGGGAGACCGTAGAGCGACGCGAAGGTGTTCGGGTCGGTGCCGCGTCCGTAGTGGACGTCGCCGAGCGCGCCGCCGGACTCGACTCGCGCAGCGGCGATGCCGAGTTCGGGGATGCCCCGCAGCTCGCCCGCCGTGTGACCACCGCCCGGCCCGCCCGGGTCATCGGTCACGCCGACAGCGAAGCCACTGCCTTCGGTGAGGCCCTTGACGAAGCCCTGCGGGCCGACCGCCGGGTATCCGGCGAAGCTCGACGTCGCCCAGTAGCGACGCCACGGGTTGAGGCCGAGAATCGCCGCCGCGATCGAGCCCATGAAACCGGAGCAGTCGAACGAATCGCCCAAGAACTGCGGACCGGCCCACTTGTACGGCTTACCGTTCTGCGCCCGCGCGAAGTCGTGCCCGGCCTTGAGCTGGTGCATCCAGGGCATGATGAGCGGACCGCCCTGCGCTCGGCGCGGGATGCCCAGCTGGTCGAACATGCCCTCCGGCGAGACGTTGCCGAAGCCCTTCTGCTGGACCTGCGCGCCGTAACGGCTCAGGTTCTCGCGCCCGATTTCCGAGATGATCCGGCCGTTGTCCCAGGTGAACGGGACACCGCGCAGGATCATGTCGCGGATGGCGAACAGGATGTGGTGACCGCCCGCGCGGATGACCTCCGCCGACGTCACCACGTGTTCGTTGTTCGAGCCCCAGAACAGCATGTCGTCCTTGGTCCCGTTGCCCGACCCGCCGTGCAGGTAGGACAGGGGACCGCCGGACGCGCGCCGGGGAATCGTCGCGAGCGGAGACGCATCGGGCAGGACGCCGCCCAGCAGGTCGTCCAGGCCCGTCCACGCCTTGAGCAGGCCGTTGTTCCAGACCGTCTCGATGACGAAGTTGACCGGCCCGGCTGCCTTGTCCTTGAGTTCGGCCCACTTGTCGCCGATCCAGTTCACGGCGGTGCCGAACCAGTCCTTGACCTTGCCCAGCGCCGTGTCGATCTTGGGGAAGACCGTGTCGGTGATCCAGTTGACGTTGTCGGCGACGTTCTCCATCGCCGTCTTGAAGACGTCGGCCAGCTCGCGGATCACCGGCATGACGATCGGGATGAGCACGTTCTGGGCGAACCAGGTGAACATCTCGATCAGGCGCGTGAGGACCGGTAGCAGGTCCTCCATGATGTCGATGAGCGGCGGCAGCATGTCGACCGCGAGCTTCGCCAGCTCCGGGAGCAGCGGGGCGACCGCGAGGATCAGGTTGGTGAAGGCGGTCACCAGCGGCGGCAACAGGGGCGCGAGCTGCTTGAGGGCGTCGGCGAGCGCCAGGCCGACCGTCTTCGCGACGTCGGCCAGGATGGGGGCCATCTGCTTGATGACCGGCGTCATCTGTTCGGCGAACTGCTTGATGACCGGGGCCATCGCCGTGAAGATCTCGCTCAGCGCGGGGGCGAGCGCCTGGAGCACCGCCGAGAGGTTTTCGGCGATCAGCGGGACGATGGGGGCGATGGCGGTGATCAGGTCCGCGAACGCCTGCGCCAGCGGGCCGAGAGCAGGCGTCAGTGCGGTCAGGCTGTCGGCGAGCGCCGTGCCGACGACGACCGCAATCTGCGAGAACGGTTCGATCAGCGGGGTGATCGCGTTCGCCATCGCCCGGATCAGGTCCACCAGGACCGGCATTACCGGCTTGAGCCCGTCGGCGAGCGCAACGATCAGCTCACCGAGCGCGGGCAGGATCGCCGTCAGCGACTGCGCGAACACCGCGCCCAGCGAACCGAGCGACGGGGCGATTCCCTCGATGACCTCGCCGAGAACCTTGAACAGCGGAATCAGCGCGGGCATGACCGTGTTGCCGATGTCGATCAGCGCGGTGATGAAGCTGCCCAGCAGCGGCCCCATGCTCGACAGCAGCGCCGAGAAGTTCATGAGCAGGAGGTCGAGCGCGCCCGACTCGGCGGCCTTCGAGAAGGCCGCGCCGATGCCCTCGCCGATCGCGGCGATGGACCGGCCGATGGACTCCATGCGCGGAGCCGCTGTCGCGGTCAGGTCGATCAGGCCCTGAGTGAACTCGCCGGTCCCGGAGGTCAGACCGCGTAGCAGGTTCGCGCTCGACTCGAAGGTGGCGTTCATCCCGCGAAGGCCCTCGTCGGACCGCATGAACTCCAGCGCGTTCTGCGCGGCGGCGTTGAGTTCCTGGGCGACGCCGCCCATCGCATCGCGCATCGCGGGGAGAAGGACGTTCGCCGTCTCGGTCAGCTGGGGGCCGAGATTGGCGAACAAGTCGTCCTGGATGCCCTTGCGGAATGTCTCCATCTCGGGCGCAAGGTCCTTGAGCGCGAGCATGAACTGCTGCGCGTTCGGGCTCAGGCGCGCGAGCGCGTCGGCGAACTTCTCGCTCGACGTACCCGCGCCCGACTGCGCCTCCGCCAGCTTCTCCGCCGCGCGGGCGACAGCGGTGTTCGCCCGCTCCAGATTCCGCTGCGCGACGACGACCGCTTCGTCGGCGTCGGCCTGCCGCTTCCGCGCCTCCACGACTTCGTCGGCGTTCTCGACGCCCTTCGCGAGCGCGTCGTTCGCTTCCTCCTGGAGCGCCCGGTTCTTCTTCTGCGCGGCGCCGAGCGCCAGTTCTGCGCGCTCGACGCGCAGAATCGCACGCTCGCGGTCGAGCGGGTCGGAGGACTGCATGGCCTTGCCGAGCGCGCGATGCGCCTCCGCGAGATTGAGTTCGGCCTCACGCTCATCGAGCGTCGCCTCACGCAGGCTCGCGGTGTACCCGTCGAGTCGTTCCTGCGCAGTCTTGTAGGCGTCGGCGACGTCCGCTGCCGCGTCGGCCGACGCCTCCTGCGCGCTGGCGAGCGTCCGGCTGGCGTCCGCCGCCGAGTCCTGTGCGGAGACCAGCGCGTCCGACGCCGACTGGATGGCGTCGGCCTGCGTGCGGGCGTCCTCGGCCGCGTTCTCCGTCATGTCGGACAGCGCCGAGAACGCATCGCCGATGCCCTGGAATCCGACGACCGCCGCCCCGGCGATTCCCGCGACGGCCGGACCGAGCGCGGCGATGCCGACCGCGAGACCGCCGACCAGACCCGCCGCCGCGCCCGCCGCGCCGCCGATCGCGGCGATGGCAGCTGTGACGGCGGCGATGCCTGCGGCGTACTTGGACAGATTGCCCAGCTGGCGGGACAGACGTGCGACCGGCCCGCTGTCGGCGTCCACGCCGACTCGGAGATTCCTATCTCGCAAGTTGCGAAGCAACTCCGCGAGCGCCCGGAGCCGGGCTTCGTCCGCCTGGATGTCGACTCGGATGACGATCGACTTGGATTCGAGTCGGCGAATCGCGCTCGCCGCGCCACGAAGCGCATTGACCTGGTCGTCGGTCAAGTTGGTCAGGAAGTCGACCTGGATCGACTTGGATTCGAGTCGGCGAATCGCGCTCGCCGCGTCGCGCAAGTTCTTGACCTGCGCGTCCGTTATGGAGCTGGTGAAGTCGATGCTGATCGACTTGGATTCGAGTCGGCGAATCGCGCTCGCGGCGTCGCGGACCTGCTTGATCTGCGCGTCGGTGATGTTCGAGTCGAGCGTGGCCTTGATGTCGACTCGGGTGTTCCGGCGGAGTTCGCGAAGCTCCGCCTGGAAAGCCCACTGGTCCAGCTCTACGCCGACCTTGATGTTGAATCCGCCGCGCCGACGGATCTCCCGCAACTCCGCCTGGAAGTCGAACTGGTCCAGGTCGATCTTCGCCTTGACGCTGAGGTTCGCTGCCCGCAACGCCGCCTGCGCGGTGCGCAGGGCGGCGGCGGTGTCGACTTCGATGGAGACGTGCAGCGGGTTGCGATTGAGCTTCTGCTGCACCGTGGCGAGCGCCGGGGCCAGGGCAGCATTGAGTTCTGCCGAGATACCGCTGGCGTCGATCTTGACGCCGAAGTTGATCTGTCCGACAGATGAGGTCACGCCGTCAGGGTATCGGCGCGCCCCGCAGCGTTACTCGGCCTTGCGCAGCCCTGCGAGCGCGGTGATGAGCGGCTGGAGGTCGACCGGCGAATCCGGGTCGGTCATCTCGCCGACGATGTGCGCGAACGACGCCGGGCTCATGTGATGGGACAAGAACTTGGTGAAGACCGCGAGCTGCGTCTGGGCGTCGAGACCGCCCATGCCCGCCATCGAGACCGCAAGCAGCGCCGTCTCCGACGGGACGCGCACCTCCAGCTCCGCGCCTTCGTAGGTCATGGTCTGGTGGGGCCACGGCAGGGGCTTCTCCGACTCGGCGGGCTTCTCCGACTCGGTCAGCGCCGCCTCACGCTCGGCGGCGAGCCGGGCACGCTCGGCCTGAATTTCCTCGAGGGTCATTTCCTCGACGGGCTTGATCGACGTCACGATGCCATCTCCTTGGGGTGTTTGCACGGAACCAGTCTAACTAGTGCCGATGGTGATTCGGGGGTCGGCGCTCGCGACCCGATGCGCCGCGTTACGGAGGAACGGGTTCGGCTTGTTGCCGGGGTGGTTGACGCGCGCGAAGAAGACTCGCCGCCCCACCTTCGGCCAGTAGAACGACAGCGCCGCCGCGTTCTTCGCGCGGATGACGTGCGGCCGAGCGCCTTCGTGGACGGGCGCGGAGTGCCGGGCGAGTCCACTGACGCCGGTCTCCAGCACCCACGGCCCCGTCCGCCGGACGGGGGTCCGGCTGGATGCCGCGCTCCAGCTCGCCCGTCCGGCGCGGCGCGAGTCGGCGCGCCTCCGTCGCGACGGTGCTCACGAACCCGCGCGCGAAGACGTCGAGCCGCGCCATCACCTGCGCGTTGAGCGCCTGTTCGTCAATCGACAGCGACGCCATCAGCGTTCGCCTCCGCGTCGTCCCAGCGTGCGATCAAGTCGGCGCGGCTGTCGTCCTCCGCGTACGGGATTTCGTTGGCCTCCAGGAACGCCGCCCACTCGGCGCGCGACGCATTCCGCGCGGGGGTGCCCTGGATGCGCTGCTCGTCGTCGGCGCGCTCGCGCTGTTCGGCGACGATGTCTTCGACCTCTTCGGCAGCGGGCGAGTCCGGGACCACAACGACGTATCCGCCCCGAATCAGCTTCTCGATGTACGGGGTGCGCTCGACGGTGATCCGCCGCCCGCGACGGAGGAACGTCGAGGGGGTGATGCTGCCTTCGAGGGTCACGCGGGCCATGTGTATCTCCTAGGTGTCGAGTCGGGCATACAGGGTGCCGTACCAGGCGATGACGCCGCCTTCGGGACCGTACGGGATGATGCTGTCGAAGGCGACGACATCCGAGCAGTTCGCCCTCTTCATCAGCGTCGCCGCCCGGCACAGGGCAAGTTCGATGCGCCACGAATCGTCCAGGCTCACCTCTGCCTCGTTCGCGTAGTCCTCCCACTCGCACGAGTCGGAGAACATCACAGCGCACCGGGCGACGCCGATTTCGACCGCGACGACAACCGGGCTGCCGCAGGGGTCATCGCCGACGTACGGCTGCGGGAAGGCGCGAGACCGGTACCGGCGTACCAGACGAACCCAGAGGAACGGCTGTTGCCCGCAGGCGCAGTCTTCGTCGGCCAGGTGCAGGTCGACCGCCGACAGCGGCGCTGCCTCGCCCGCGAAGACCCGGACTTTCTCGGTGCCGCCTCCGAGCGGCGGATGCGACGAGTCAGGGGCAAACACCTGCTTGAGGGCGGTGATGACGTTGTTGAGGACGCACTCTGCGCCGTCGGTCATCATCGGACCACCGGGGCCATCTGTAACTTGGCGGGATTGACCGCCGATAGCCAGAGGTCGATCTCTGGGATTCCGGTCTTCCCGGTGTCGTAGATGTCGGTCGGGTCCACCATGTCGTAGGTGACGCCCTGCCGGGTGACCGAGCGGACTCGGCGGGGCAGGCGGCACTTGCCGCCGTTGCACGCCGCCAGGAACTCCTTCGCCAGCAGGCCGACCAAGTTGGCGGTCCCGGCGGGCGGCGGCGTTCCGCGCAGGTAGGTCACCGACCACGTACCCGGCTCGTCCAGGGGCTTGGAGAGGTCTTGGCTAGGCCAGTCGCCGCCGACTCGGTACAGCAGCGAGCCCTCCAGCCGGTACTCGCTCGGGTCGAGGACGGTCCCGGCGATGACGACTTCGGTCACCGAGTCGATGCGCGCGCCGGTCTGCGCGGAGAGATGGACGACGGAGGGCGACTGCCACGAGCAGCGCGAGCCGCAGCCGCACGCGACGTTGCGCCAGTTGGAGCCGTCCCAGACCGCCGTCCAGCCGGTCGGGTCCCAGCCCCAGGGGTCCGTCCCTCGCCCCGGAAGATAGGGGCACGGACGTTCGATCGTGGGGCACACTCCGAACTGCCTACCGGACAGCGCCCACAGGACATAGACCGCCATGTCCTCCGCCGCCTCCAGCTGCGCCATTCGTACGTCGTAGTCTTCCGCGTCCTCATCGGGCACGGGTAGGCACGTCCGGTCTACGGGCCACGAGCAGGTCATGGGCTCAGGGTATCGGAGAACGACGAAGCCCCCGGCTCCGTGAGCCGGGGGCTTCGTCGTCAGCGCGGATCAGCCCACGACGACGTCGAGAATCGCCAAGGCGATCTTGCCGATGAGTTCCCACGGGGCGGCAGCGAGCGCCGCCGAAAGCGTTGCGACCATCTGGTTCTCCTACTCCGAGCGTCGCCGCCGGGGCCGAAACCCCGGCGGCGACAGGCACCCCATGCGAAGGCCCGACCAAAAGAACCTCGCGAGGTCGAGGGTACTACAGGCCACCCTCCGTCACCGTGGTGACCGTGACGGTCGGGTCCGTACCGCCGATCAGGCCCGAATCGTCCGCCGTCATCTGCGGCACGTTCTGGCCCGCGTACTGGCCGGTGAAGGTGACGTCGACCGGCGTTCCGGGCAGCGCGCCGCCGGTCGCGAGGACGTCGCCCGGGTCGACGTTCGACAGCGCCTCCAGCGCCGACTGCACCGCAGCAGCCGCCGCGTTGTAAGCGATGGCGGCGGTGGTCTGGCCGTTGAAGGTCAGGGTGAAGGTGCCGCCGGTCGGAGTGCCGGCGATCGTGATGCGCTGGGTCTCCGCGCCGCACGCCGCCTGTGCCGGAGCGACGTCGGCGGCGGGCTCACCGAGCGGACCACCGAAGTAGAAGTCCGGGTCGGTGAAGGTGCCGGGAATGTCGAGCGGGCAGCACTCGCCGCCCGGCGTGGTCTCCGGCGGGGGGATCGGAGTACGGAGGACGACCAGCTGTTCGTCCTCACCGATCGGGGTGATCAGGCGACCGGCGGTGTTGGAGCCGTCGATGGGGACGACGTTCCAGGGGCCACGGCCCCACTGCGGCGCGGCGAACGAGATGCCGGTCAGGGTCAGGGTCGAGACCTGCGCGCCGATTTCGACGTCGCCCAGGACGAACTCGGTGCCGAACGTCAGCAGGTAGCCGTAGTCCCGGCCGCTGCCGGTCTGCGCGAAGATGTCGTCGGTCGCCGGGGCGGGGCAGTCGTTCGCCGAGCGTCCGCCGGTCCACAGCTCCAGCGCCACGCCGTAGTCGGATTCGACCCGGCGCTGGTCGCGGAAACCGACCGCGTTACCGTCCCAGTCCAGCTCCTGCGCCCAGGACGAGAACAGCGTGATCAGGCAGGTATTCACCTGGCAGAGGACGAAAGTCAGGTTGTAGTACTTGCGCTCGGGCGGAGTGCGGTCCTGGACACAAACACGGCCCTCCGCGTTCCGCTGCTCCAGCTCTTCCGCCTCCTGGAAGACGGGCGAGATGGTCGCACTGACCCAGCCGTCGGTCACGACGTAGTTGGCCGGACCCGACTGCGGCAGACCACAGTTGTTAATCTTCGTGGCACGGAGCTTCGTGCCCTTGACTACCGGGAAGACAGCCATGCTGGTCTCACCCTTCCTTTGTTCGTAGGTAAGCGGCACGACGGCCCCCGGCCCACAGCCAGGCAGGACTCGTCACAGCTCGCACAGTAGCGAGCGGGTGTGCAGACTCGGCGGCGTCAATCGTCACGTGGCGCGCGCAGCCAGGGCGGGCCGACTTCGCGGTTCAGCGTGAGCACCATGTTGAGCCCGGCGACCGCGAGACCGAGATACAGCGCCTCGCGGAGGTCATCGGACCACCACCAGCGGGTCTCCCACAGATACAGCGTCAACAGGTGCGCGGCGACACCGAAATACGCGAGGACGACCCAGAACACCGCCCGCGCGGCCGGGACCTCGCGCCACGACGACCGGAATCCGTAGATCAGCGAGAAGACACCCGACTCTACCGCCGTCACCGCGAGGAACACGATGGTCCCGACTCGGGGCGAGTCGATCAGGATTGCCAGAAGTACGCCGACAGCGGCGACAGCGACGTTGAGGGTGACCGTCCCGCGCGGGGTACCGAACAGTTTGCGGAGCATACGGCTCATTCTTCCGCAGAGCGGCGCGCGAAGCCCGCACGTAGCTGGCGCGTGAAGCCGTTGATTTCCGCCTTCTTAACGAGGTAGTCGGTCTGGGCGTCGATGAGCGGCGCGAGCGCTCGCTGCTCCGCCGTCACTTCGACGGCCTCGGCGCGAAGGGCAGAGGTGTCCTCTCCGCGATGCCGGATCAGCCGGGCGAGCATGTCAGACCACTTCGGCATTGGACTCGCCACCCACCGCATCCGCTGTCGATTCGAGGACCTGGACCGTGATTCCATTCGCCTTGAGCAACTGGAGGTTGTTCGCGCGCAGGTCTCGGATCGCGTCAGCCTGCTGGCGGATGAGCGCATCCTTGTCGGCCATTCGATCGCGGACGATTTTCACAGGCACCAGGTACCCGAAAAGGATCAGGAGCACGCACAATCCGAGTAGACCGGCGGGCGTCAGCGAGACGTACGGCGCGAACTCCGCCACCATGCCGCTGTCCTCCTGCCTACTCGGGTTGGCCTGCTACTTCTTCTTCTTCGCGGTGCTCGTCTTCTTGGGCGCGTCGATCAGGCCCGCGTCCTGAGCGACCGATTCCGGCACGATGTACGTCTTGCGCGCGCCGCCCGTGTCGATGTCGATCAGGCCCGGCCCGCCGACGTCGAGCAGCTTCGCCAGGGTCTCGCCGCGCTTGGACTTGTCCAGGAACTCGATTCGAGCGAAGCCGTCGGCGACTTCGATCTGGATACCGTCGGTGCTCATGCTCATGCGCCGCCTTCCAGCTCTGCGATGCGCGCCTCCAGCTTGGCGAAGGCGGCGTTGATGGTGTCGGAGGCCGCGAGGTCTCCGGCGGTCCCGGCGGTGTATCCGGTGAGCGCGAGGTCCGCGCCGCCGAGCGTCACGTTGGACGACAGCGCCTTGCCGTTGACGGTGCGCGACGTCGGGACCGCGCTTTCGAGACCGGTGTGCGCTTCGTCCACGCCGGTCTCGATCCGGTTCAGTTCGTCGGCGGTGATGGGTGTGTTGCCGGTCGGCCCATCCGCCCAGGTCTTCGGGGTGTATGCCATGTCAGTTGCCTCCAGGGAAGGTGTTCTCGCCGGGGAACAGTTCGTCGCCGGGCAGGGTCGGTTCGCCGATCGTCACCGCCATGATCGCGCATTCGTAGCCCACGGTGACGACGCGCTCGGAAAGTGCGTACACCGTATTGCCCAACTCCGCCTGCGCGTGTCGGCCTGTCGTCTCGACGTGGTCGAACGGAGCCGAGCGCCACAGGTACAGCGGGCCGGTCGCGATCAGGGTGTTGCCGAGCACGGACCCGTAACCGCCGCCGAACACGTAGCCGTGTCCGAGCGGACTCCGGAGGACTGCGCCGGTCTCGTTGGTCCAGCGGTACTGCGACAGCGGCGCGGCGTGCCGCCGGGCGGCGTGAATGTATCCCTGATAGCCCTGCTCGCCCAGGAACTCCTCGAGCACGCCGATCGCGGTCGCGAGGTCCGGCACGTACGTCGGCGACGGCGCTTCGGCGAGCAGCTGGGCCGCGAAGTGGGACTCGACCAAAAGCGGCTCGTGGAGCGCGCGGAGGTGCTGTGCGCGGGTGAGCTGTTCCTCTTCGGTCTGGTCCGGTGCGCACTCGGTCGCGGCGTACACCACCATCGGGTCGAAGACCACCGGCTCCGCGCGCTCGCCGGGCGTCTTGACGGCCGGGTCCGGGTCGCACATCGCCGCCGAGTACGTACCGACCCCGGTGTCACAGTTGGTCGGCCAGATGCGGACGCCGCCCAGTTCGCGGGTCACGTTGCCCGTGTCGAAGACGGTCGCCGCCGCCAGCAGCCCGTATCCGGATGCCGGTACGCGCGGTGCCTCGAAGTCCACGGGCGGAATCGGGTTCGTCATGTCTCTCCCTCTCGGAGCCGGATAGTCGAAGGGCGCGGTCAGCGGCCCAGAACCGCTGACCGCGCCCTACAGGACTACCAGCCCTTACGAGCCACCCGTGGTGGTCTTCGCGACCGAAGCCGTCGGGTCCGTACCGCCGGTCAGGGCGACGTCCACCGCCATGATCTGCGAGACGTCCGCGCCCGCGTAGCGACCGCCGAACGTCAGCACGACGGGGGTGCCCGGCAGCGCGCCGCCGGTCGCGGTCACGTCGCCGCTGTCCAGGTTGGACAGGGCGAGAAGGGCCGACTGGACGTCGGCAGCGCTCGCGTTGTACGCGATCGCGGCGGTGGTCTGGCCCTGGAATGCCAACTTGAACGTGCCGTCGGTCGGAGTACCGGTGATCGTCAGCGTCTGCACCGCGTTGGCGGGCGAATTGCAGGTGATCGCCGACTGCTGTCCGTAAGCGCCGCTCGGGCAGATGGGGATGGTCACCACCAGCGATTCGTCGCAGCGCTTCGCCACCCGGTAGGCATCCTCGGTGAAGAACCGGGTGTACCGGTTGAGCTGGAGCAGCTCGCGCGGGTACTGGATGCCGAACTCGATGACGTTGGTCAGCGCGCGGAACCAGGTGCCCGCCGGGTACAGCATCACGCGGACGCTGCCGGGCCACTCCAGGGTGCCGAGGTGACCGGGCTGTCCGACACCGCGAGTCTGCCAGTCGGCGACGAACTGGAACGAGATGTTCCGCGCCGCGAACCAGCTGTTGATCTGCGCGTCGGTGACGGCCTTGGTCTCGACGCCCTGCTGGTTGGCGAGGTCCGCGCGGATGACCGCGTGCAGCCAGTTCGGGGCCACGCCCTCGATCGGGTGGTTGCGCGCGTAGCCCTTGTTCAGCCGCAGGTTGATCGCCATCAGCTCGATGCTGTTGAGCACGGAGCTACCGGCGGCGAGCTGGCTGGCGGCCGGGATGACCACGGGGGTCGAGCCGTTGACCATGTCGAGGATGGTCCTCCGCGACAGCGCGCGGAAGTGCTCCTGGGTGATCGAGCGCATGAACCACTCGATCAGCTCCGGCCAGCCCTGGGTCTGGAGGATGCCCGCTTCGACGCAGTAACCGACGACCGACAGCCGGATTTCCTCGAAATCCTCCGGGCACGGAATCTCCACGCACTCCTTGAGCGGCGGCGGGGTCGCCTCCAGCTCCGGTTCGGTGAAGAAGAACTCGAACGACTCGAAGATGCTGGACAGGTCCGGCTCCACGGGCCACCGCACGCCGCCGCGCCGGATGGTGATTTCCGGCAGGGCGATGAGGTCCGTCGCGAGCGGGACCTCGCAGAAGTCGTACAGCGTCTCCGACGGCGCGCACCAGCCGCCCGCCGCCGTCAGCGCGCCCGTGTTCTTGTCGAACGACGGCGCGCGAAGCTGCGAGATGTCGGTGGCCCGCTCGATCGCGGCGACCAGCTGGTGCGAATCCTCCACCAGCGGCATGTCGTCGCGCTCCAGCGCGAAGAGCGGCATCTGGTTGTAAGCGCCCGCGTTCTGGACATTGCCGCGCGGGCGGTGGCCCTTCTTCACCGCGTCGATCGACTCGGCGATATCGCGATACCCGACGAGACCCTTCTTCGGGTTGATCATCGACTCGTACATGCGGAAGCCCACCTTGGAGGTGTCTCCGGTACCGCGCGGAATGACGGGCTTCTTGGTGCCGCCGACGCCCGCGAAGGACGTCCGCTGGCGGGCCGGTGCGCGGGTCGATGCGACGACCACCTCGCTGCCTGCCTCGGCGGTGATCTGTTCGGCCTCCGCGACGACGTCTTCGACGTCGTCTTCGGGGACCTCCGGGTCATCCTCGGGCTCGTCGTCCTCCGGTCCCTCACCGGCCGACAACAGCTCCGCGATTTCGGCCGCGCGAGCGGTTTCGGCCTCATCGGCGGCGGACAGCGCCTCGTCCAGAGTCGACAGCGCGCTGACGATGGTGCGCAGGTACTCCAGCTGGTCGTCGGACAGCGACTCGCCCGCGTCGACCAGACCACGCAGCTCAGTGAACGCTCGCTGCGCCTCCGCGCGGAGTTCGCTCAGTTCGGCGGTACCGGTGGGCAGTTCCTCCGGCA